AAGCACGATCACGGCCACGATGATCCGGATGATGCGCATCGCTACATCGCCAGCCCATCCCAGCCAGCCGAGTACGATCGGCAGGATAAGCATGATGACGGCGACAATACCACCGACCACCACGAGCCAGATAAGGGCATAGAGCAGCCATGGAACGGTGAAGCACATTATGGCGCGCTCCCTGGCGGTTGCGGCTGTGGAATTGGCGTGCGGGTCCGTGCTATGTGTGCGGAGCCGGGTGCTGTGTCACCAGCAGTCCGGCTCCTGACCATCACGCTATCTGGAGTAAGCGACATGGCTGACCAATCCGTAGACGAAATCTGGCGTCTTATCCAAGCGCACCCCGACTACGAGGTGAGCAACATGGGCCGTGTGCGACGGATAACCGAGATAACCTACCCAATGCCGAACGGTGGCACCGCAACGAAAGCAGCGGGACAACTGCTGAAGATCGGAAGCTTTCAGTCTGGGCGCGACCAACTGCCATATGCACGAGTGGGTCTCCAAGTGAAAGGCCAACGCAGCGGGAAAACGCTCTCTCTTCACAGACTAGTCGCACAAGCTTTCGTCCCAAACCCAGCCAACAAACCATGCGTGAACCATCTCAACTATGATGTGTCAGATGCCCGCGCGGTTAACCTCGAATGGGCAACACACAAAGAGAACGCGCTCCACTCTTACCGTGCGGGCCGATGGGAGCATTTCCCTCCCAAAAGGTGCGGCGTTGAGCGCCCAGACGCCAAACTCACCAACGACGACGTGAGGAAGATCCGTGAGATGTCAGCCAGCGGCCTGTCCAATGCCAAAGTGGCCAAGGTGTTCAGCATAGATCGGTCGATAGTATCGAGGATTAGAACCGGAGAGGCATGGAAGCATGTTGTTTAAGCCGCGCCACCGGGTGGTGCAGGCTGAGGGATTGGAGTTCTCATGAGCCTATTCGTGCCAACAGCCGTTGCGTGGGTTTGATGGGCTGTGTGGAGAGTTGCCTGGGCTACTTGAGGAATTTTAGCGACGGTTAGCATCGTGCTGGCCTTGGTATTATCCACATCAGCTTGCTTTTTAGCTAGGTCAGCTAGTTGGTGGGATAATGCCATCTCGGGCGTCATCTGCTCGGGGTCAGCCGGCTGCTGCATCGGCTGTGACGCGCCAGGCGGGTTGTCTGGAGCCACATGCGGCTGCCCGTAGGGTGGTGCACTGAACTCGCCATGCACGCTATGCACGTTCGCCGCCGCGTTGACGGTGCGCTCTTTCGCCAGCGCCATGTCCGCCTGCGCTTTCGCCTGTTTGCCCTGGATGTCCGCGGTGGCGTGCGCCTCGGCCAACTGTCCGGCCTTCTGCTGCACCTGCTGCTGCTGCTGCTGGTGTTCCTTCATGCGCTCAAGGATCTGATCTTTGTCGCGCAGCCCAGACGCTGCGATCAAGACATCGCCAGGAATAAGTCCGGGCTGTACTGAGGCTAGTTGCACAAGAGACTGGAACTCTTCTGCCTGTAGTGACGGTATATCAATGCCTTCTTCTATAGTTATGTCTACATCAAGATCGGATATGTCGTTCTCTATCCCGATGACCTGCTGCAGCCGCGGATCGCCGGGTTGCAACTGCATTTGCTGCATGACCACGGCGCGGTGCTGCTCTGGCATGTCAGCCAGCTTATCCATCAGTCTGACGGGGCGGTTAATCCCAACCCATCTTGTCTCCCCCAGGTTATCCGTGACCCTGACCCATTTTCCGCCGGTCCAGAACTCCCTCGCCGCCATCCAACAACTCTCGTACACACGCCTGCTCCAGAACCTGAGCGCGTCGGCCAACGGCTCGTTCTGCACCGCTCCTCCGGCTTGCTGCGCGAGGATCGCCCGACCGCTTAGTTCCCTTGAGTCCGTCCCGCTCATCGCCGCATTCGGCCCCGACAACTGCATCTCGGCGGTCGCGTGTTGCAGAAGCTGGAACTGGCCGGCGGCGAGGTCCGCGGTCTGCTCGATCTCAAACATGAGGCCCGGCATAACCTCGATGTAGCCGTCGGGCTTGGCGACCTCGCGGCGTGCCTTTTCCACGTCCGGCACAGCGCCCTGCTCAGCTTTGACCTGGCGGACGCTCAACAGATGCAGCGCCTTGGAGCGCCGCTTGTTGATCTCGTCCTGCAGGCTGATCAGGCCCCTGACCATGCCGTAGCGCTGGTTCTCGCGATTGATGTAGCTGCTTTGCAGCAGCAGCCCTGAGCAGCTCTTCCCCTTGCGGTCCTTGAATTTGCTGCGCTGCGGCTTGGCCAGCAGCCCCGACTTGGTGTAGGTCGCGCGCCACCACGTCCCACGCTCGGCCCAGTCGCATTGGACGAGGCGCACACGCCGCCGGTTATTATCGGTCCAGAACGCGGTTTCCGGCCGGTCGTTGTAGTAGAAGTCGGTGCTGCTGAAGCTGCTCTCGATCACATCGTCCGCGTCGGGATACATCTCCTCCAGCGCATCGCGATCGGTCCAGATGACCATGCCCTTGTAGCGCGCATCACTGAAATCGTAGCTACGGCTGTGCGGATCGTACCAGATGCGGTCCCACGGGATGGTGGTGATCGTGATGGCGCACGAGTCCTGCCCATCGTCCTCAAGGCCCAGGTCAGCGCCACCCGCCCCCTCGATGAGCATGTTGGAGAACACTTCGCTGCGAACGATGGAAAAGTCGTTGTCGTCCGCGATGTAGCGCAGTGCCTGCGTGGCGGCGTCGGCACGATCCTCCTCGGCTGGCGTTCTCGCGAATGCCTTTGGATCCGTGCGCGCCTTGCGTTCCATGCCGCAGAGCAGTTGCACCTTATCCGCGACCTTGTTGATGACGATCGCTGGCTGGCCGCGTTCCTTCAGCAGCTTCAGCTCCTCGCGCGTCCACTGGGAGCCGTCGAAATACTCGCGATCGCGCTGCGCTAGGACGATCTCGTCTTGGCGCGCCAGCTCGCTCTCCTCGAACCAGCGGATCAGGCGGGCGTGGAGGTCGTCCAGATCCATGGGGTACGCATCGGGATCGCTCCCAGTCAGGTCACGGATCGCCGGCGGCGTGTCGGGTCCGCGGTCACCGGGATGGACATGAAGATGGATTGCGGTATCGCTCATGGACCACGGGAGGGTGAGAGCATGGAAGACGCTGTAACCATATCGATCAGGATCGATCAGTCGCCGTTAGCCTCAAGCGGCGAACCGGTGATGCTGCGCTACCAGATAGGGCGTGAGCAGGCGCTGGATCTGCACATCGGCCGCGCACCACCGGGCTTCGATCTGGCAGCGATGAGCGCCTGGAACATGCGCCGCGAGCGAGCGGAAAGCCTGGCGCGGCACATTGCGGCCGACCTGGCGCATAAGCTGTTGCAGGCGTTCGAGCCACGGCGCTAGGCGCTCACTGGCTCGGCTGCTGTTGCTGGGTTGCGGCGGCTGCGGCGCCACCGCCTGCGAACAGGCCGGCGAGGCCGTATTTGCGGAGGATGTCGATCGTCTTGGCGTCGAACACGACGTAGTTGTGCGTGCCTGGCGGCTGGCCTTCTGTCATCGGCGGTATCGTGCGTGGCGATTGCAAGAGCGTGCTGGCCTGCCGCATAGCATCGGCTCCGGCCGTGTCGCCCTCTGCGGCCCGCAGTTGTGCATGCCGGTCGGCTATCGCTGCTGCTGCTGTTCGATCGCCACTGGCCATGTCCATCGCATGCGAGGCTATATGCGTCGGGTCGGACGGATCGTAGGGCTTGCCCTGCACCAGCTTGATGGGATCGCGCGCTGCACGGCTACCTTGGTCGAGGTAGCGGATGCCGGGAATGCCGGCTTGCTGGAGTGCCTGCGCAGCCTCAGCGCTGTTGCCGTGATAGTTCTGAAGGGTATCGACAATACTCTGGCCCGTCACGTCGCCACTCATGTTCGGATGTAATCCCTCCGAACCCTTCACGGCCTGCTGCACCACTGGATGCTGCTCGCTGAGCGGCTTGTCCCAGTCGAGGAAATGCTCCGGATCAGCGCCGATGTTCACCTCGTACATGTGGCCAGGGAATGCTGGATTGGGGATTGTCGGTGGAAGGCTCTTCATCTTCTCATGCGCGGCATCGCGGTCGGCGATGGCAGCATTGAACTCCGCATCTGTCGCGCCTGCTGCGTTTCCAACAGCACCATACTTCGCGTTGTAGTCATGCTGCGCTGCATTGAACTCAGGGTTGGGGATGGTCTCTGGCGTGAGCACGTCGCGATAGCTGCGACCAGTTTCCTCGGCGCCCCCGAAATAGTGCCCGCGACC